GTCTTGGTCGAGCCGGACGAAGTTCCGGAGGATGAGGTTGTCGTCAAAGTCGACCCCAAAAGGGTCTCACCATGACGGCGGGGTCTGAGGTCATTGACCTTCGGTACCCTGTAGGCGGCGGCGTTTACGCCGGCAAGTACTCCTCGGTAGGTTGGTCTGGGGTCGACAGACCCAAGGTCACCCGAGCCAAGGAACCTCCTCGTTATATACTGAGGCAGTTCGTAGGAAAGGACGGGCTGTCAAAGGTAGCGAAGATTCGCGTGATGAATGGGCGTAACCCTAAGCCTCCAAAAAGGGCTGATATGACGCCTCACGAGTTCGCGAAGTCGATATACTACAAGTATGACGAGAAAATCCCTGTAGTGACCAATAGGCCTGGCTCCGGGAACGATCCCGGGGATTCCAGCAGGTCAAGCGACTACTATCTCTATCTCCATACTTTTGGGATAGAAGATGCCGTTGCGCCTTGGACCGCCAACGATGACATAAAACTCATCGGGAAGCTGAAAGAGCGCATTAACGGGTCTGACTTTAATCTCGGCATTGCTCTCGCCGAGTGTAATCAGACGTTGCAGATGATTGGTGATTCTGCGACTCGCATTAACAAGGCTCTAGTTGCCCTCAAAAGGGGCAATCTGAACCTTGCTGCGAAGTGGTTGCTAGATGGGACCGGGAGGTCTCAGCGGAAGAGGTATTCCTCTCGCACTGACCGTACTCTCTCCCAGAGTAAACTCTCATCCAACTGGCTTGAGCTCCAGTATGGGTGGCTACCTTTGTTATCTGATACAAAGGCGGGAGCCGAGTGGCTTGCCAATCGGCTAGAGGTGCCCTTCAAGCAGAAATACAAAGCTGCGCGAAGGGTAGCTGGTATGGTTTCTCATATACCATACTGGATCGGGGGGCCTTGGGTTGGGCCTCCTGATTGGGCGACGGGAAAATATTCCGTCCACCCTCCACCAATCGGTACCTCGGTTGCCGAGTACCGAAAGCAGATCATTGCGATTGTTTCCGAACAACCGTCAGTGGCTGTCTCATTGGGATTGACGGACCCTTTGAGTGTGGTTTGGGAGAAAATACCCTATAGTTTCGTTGCCGACTGGTTTATTCCAATTGGTGACTACTTAGGGGCCCGAGGATTTGCGTCAAGTCTCTCGGGTACGTTCGTTACCACTACCAAGGTCAGTAGTGGCCGATACGTAGATGGGAATGGCAATTTTACGGTGCCCCGGTATATTGGGGAACGTTCTATTGTCATTAACCGCACGATTTCAACGTCGTTAGCGGTACCCATGCCAGTGTTCAAGCAACTGGGCCAGATTGCCTCTTGGCAACACTGTGCGAATGCTGTAGCGTTACTGACACAGAAGAAGTGGTAGAGATACCACAGAATGTGAGCAGGCGCACTCAACGCCGGTATTCCGGCAGAAAGGCATTTTGACGTGAGTCAACAAGCCAACATCACCGTGTTCGACGGTGCAGCAACCCCTGTGACGCACACTTTGGTGGGCGAGTCAGTCGAGAGATTGGCTGACGGGACGATCGTCGCGAAGTGGAAGGAATCCCTTTCAGGGGTCCCAGACTACGCACAGATTCGTCTCACCATGACGAAGCGCAAGCTTCCGACTGGTGTCTTCAGGGTTACCTCTCGTGCGGAGGTTCCTGTGATGGAATCTATCGGTACGACGAACTCGTCTGGATACACGGCGGCTCCGAAAGTGGCCTATGTGGATACAGTCGAGATGGTGGGGTATTACCACGAACGCGGCACAGTGACCGGGCGACGCCTTTGTCGGCAGCTCGCGATCAACGTCGCTGGTAGTGTGTCAACCAGTGTGGCACCTGTCACAACTGGACCGTCACCAGAGTTGTTTGATCAACTCATTATGGTGTCGTGACCGCTACCGACTAACACCGCAAGGTATTAGTTTTCGTCCCCCTCGCTGCATGGTGCATGCGAGGTCTCTTCCCATTACTCTTATGGAGCAATTATGCGCAAACTCGCGCACTGGTTAGAGGAATATACCCCTTCAGAGTCTATCGACTTCTACCGGGAACAAGCCATCTCACACGCCTGGGAAGGCGGGCGGATCGGCGAGGAGATCGCGCTTTTAATTAAGCGTGGCGACCTCAGATCCCTATGTGAGTTCGAACTTGACTACGACGCCATTCTGGCCGAGTGTGTTGCAAAACACCTCGCAGAACTGGAAACGTTCCGGAGCCGAGTGATCAATGACATGTTTAATCATGTCTGCGAGAACGAGACCGCGACGTTCAGCCTGTCTGTGACCTTGATAAAGTCATGGGCTGTTGGCGTACGATTCAAGGAACTGTCGGATGCTGCTAATGCTGAAGCGGTTAGGATCGTAAGATCTTGCCGTCAGGCGTTAGCCTTCTTCCAGAAAGTCGAAGGCCTAGAAATAGGCATTGACAAGGAAGCTGTCGCGTTTGATAAGTTCATCGGAGCCGAACTGCTATGTTGCGAGACTAACCACCTTTTGAAGGCGGTTCGCTCGGGGGCGGCTAACTACCGTCCTCGCGTTAGTGGCGTGATCCACGCTGCTCAACGTAAAATAGCGAATTTGCTCGGCAAGGTGCCCCACTTCGGGGAGTTGACCTTCAAGTTCGGTCCTGGCGCCACACGTGCGACCAGAAAGAAAGAAGCTTCTATTCGCCGCAAACTTGCGGAGAAGCTTCAGTGTAGCGAAGACCTCTTTCCAGCAGTGAAGTTCCTGCTCGAGGAGGTGCCCCACATCACAGACATCCATTCTTCCCTAGACAGGGTCGATGAAGATGGTTGCGAGTGGAGCCGGGTAGAGCTGGAGGTCATACCAGCAAAACTCAGCTTCGTCCCGAAAAGTGCTAAGACATATCGGTCGATATGCACCGAGCCTGGTCTGAATGTTCTT